TCGAGATGGAGATCCCAATGGCGCGCGATGAGTTCGTTCGTCGGCCGCTCGTCGATGTCCTCGACCTTCCACGGCTTGTCCCGCGACCTCCAGGTCTCCGCCTTCTTGATCTGCTCGTCGGGAACTCCGACCTCTCGCGCGGCGTCGAGGAAGAACGGACGAACGCTCTCCTTCATCCCGGCCGGGTCGAAGACGATGGTGTCCGGCCCGCGCTGTTTCGCTTCGCGTAGGATCTGCCGCAGGAGTTTCCGGAGACTCGATTCCTCGTATTTGAAATTCTCTGGGTCCTCGGTGTAGCTCGCGAACCACGCGAGAACGATCCGGAAGTCGTCGCGGAGGACCTCGTCGCTGAGTTCCTTCGGGTCGTAGTCGTCAACGTCCTTGATTTTCTCGGAGAGCGCGAGTCGGCGGATGTTCGAGTGAACCAGCTCGACCTGGCCGATGTCGAACTCGCGGTCGATGACCGGGAGTTCGTCCTTCGCGCGTTCGCCCTTCGGCAGATAGGCGATGGTGGCATGCGGGACGTAGCCGTGAGTCTGCTGGTCGGCCGGGAACCCGAGCTTGGTGAACGCCGCCTCCAGCGCGACGTGGACTTCGGCGAGACCGGGAGCGTCGATGAGCGCGACCAGCGCCGTCTTCTCCTCGCCGCCCTTCGCGGCTCCGTCGAAGTAGCCCCATCCCTGGACCTTGGCCTTGATGGTCCCGGTATTCTTGAGCGCCTCGCGCGCGGCTTTCTCGGCCGCGTCCGCCTTCTCTTTCGGGATCTCGCCCCGGCCGTTCGGCGGGATGTAGAGGATGGTGATGTGGTCGACGTCCTCCGCCTTCTCGCTGCCCGCGACGGACTCCGCGAGCTTCGAGAGGTCGGCCCGGATTGACTGCGGCAGCCGAGCGCAGACGAAGAGGTGTTCCGGGTTGGTCTCGATCTTCTTGGTAATCGCCCACGGAATCGAAACCGGACCCTTGTCTTCTTCGTCGATGATTCCGCTTCCGCCCGGGAGTCCGGCCGGGTTGAGCTTCCCGCCATTCTCGAGTTCCGGCGAGGTGATGGTTTGCTTCGTCACCGGCCGCGAGCGCCGCTCTCGTCTTCGTCTTTTGCCCGCCATCGTTCGTCTCCTATTTCACGACCACAAGGAACGAGGTCGAGTTCGAGAACGCCGCTTCGAGCGCCTCGACGAACGCGACCCCATCCTTCGGTCCCAGGATTTTGTCCCCGACCACGACGCCATGCCCCTCCATCATCTCGCGGAAAAGTTGAATCTCCCACTCGGTCTTGATGACCTTGTCGTCTTCGATCTCGAAAACCGCCGCGAGTTGATGCTTTCCGATTGCTCGGCGATACCAGTGGACCTCGATCCGCTTCTTCTTTTTCTTCGGCATCGTCCCCTCCTTACGCTTTCCCGTAGACGTCATCGAGGAGCTTCTCGATGTTGGCGACCTTTTTCTTGGAGATGAACTTCAGCGGAGTGTCCTCTAGCTCGGTGAAGAATCGATTCGGCCCAGGTCCGCCCCACGGGTCCGGCACTCCGTATTTTTCCATGATGTTCGGATTTTTCCGGAGCGCTTCCAATCGTTGAAGCGCGCCCCGCGCCGCCTTCCTCTCCAGACCATTCCGCTTCATCATCTCGGCGAACACCCGGTTGTCTAGATCGTTGAGCATTTTGATGCTCGCCTCGTCGAGTCTACGGAACGCTTTGTAGGTCCGACCTGGATACGGCGACAAAAACCGAGCGGGCTTTCCGGCCGGGAACGTCAGCCCGTTGTCGATGGCCCAGACTTTCAGGACCTTCTTTCCCTTTTTGCCCTTGACCCACTGGAACATGATATTCCCGCGGTGCCGGTCGTCGTTCGCCCCGAGCAAATCCATGAGATGCATCTTCCTCGCGCGAGGGTCCGTCTTGAAAAACTCGGCGCTCTCCCTTACCGCTCTCGAAACGTCCTTGTAGTCCTTCGCATCGTCGACCCACTTCTGGTAGCTCCCGATCTCTCCCTTGACCTTCCGCGCGACGGTGGTGGGAACGATGCTCGGACCTCCAAGCTCGACGTCGAGTTCCGAGACGAACGCCTCACGCTGGTAGAACGTCCCCGACTTGATATTCGGCCGGAGTCCGGAGTATTCCCCCGATGCCGGTTTGAAGACGCCCTTCACTCGTTCGCCCTTGGCCGTCCGAACCTCGACGAGTAGGGTCTCGTTCGCGCTCTCCGCCATCAGCGCCTCTGCCTTCACGACGGGAGACTCGGCGAGGTCGGAGGCAACCTTCAGCCGGTGGACATGCTTGACCGTCGACGCCGGGACTTTCTTCTTCGGAGCCGGAGGCGGTCGTTCCATCGGAGTCATCGCGTTGAACGATCCGGCCTGATAGGAAACGTCGACGGTGCAGCGGCATCGAAAATGAAACGGCGGAAGCGAGAGTCCGGCCTCGCCGAGATTCTTCGACTCGGCCGCGCGCTTCGCCTCGTTCCTCTGCTCGCCTCGTCGCGGTGCGACTTCCTTCAGCTTTTCGAGTCCGGCCTTCGAGTCCTGCAACCACGGATGCGCGGACTTGACCTCTTCCGGCGATACCGCGTTGAGCTCCGCCTCCATCACCTTCATCCCGTGTTCGACGTTGATGACCTTTCCATCCATGTGGCCGCAAATCCGACAAGTCCGTTCGTCGACAGGGTTCGCGATCTGGTAGCGCGTCACGCCGAGGTCGACGAACGAACGCATCTGCCCGTGGACGCGCGCGGTCGTCGCGGCATGCGCGGCGAGTCCCTCGAAGTACTGCCGCGAGGTTCCGTTCCAACCGGCCGGAGTCCGGACCATCCCGAATTCGCGCGCCATCCGCTCCTGCATAAGGACCCCGGCCGCGGCTCGATCTCTCCCTGCCTCGATCATCGAGAGGCGCGTCTGCTCCGCGATAGCGTCGGCCATGTTCGCGTGGTAGTGTTCGCCGACCCAGAAGACCTGATTCTCGGCGAGAGCTTCCGCAGCCGCGGTGTCGATGACGTCGAACGAGGGTTTGATGCCCGCCATCAGCGCGGCGTCGTTCGCCTTCTTGACCTCGACGCCCTGGCGGGCGATGAGGACATCGCCATCCCGCTCGACGGATGCGAAGTGTCGCTTGATCTCCGGCTCGAAAAACTCCAGCGGCCGGTTCGCCTGCCAACCGCGAGAGGACATCGCGCCCTTCCCACTCCGGTCGCCCTCGTAAACCTGGAAGTAGGCGACGCCGGTCTTCCCCACCGCGTTCGCCGCCTGCCGGATGACGGTGTCCCGGTCGCCCGGACTACGGATGACGTTCAGGACGTTCGCGACGGTGGCGGTGTCCGCCTGCCCGTCTCGAATCTTGTCGGCCGCGGCTTGCTTGTGTTCCTCGGAGCGCCGAAACGGATCGAAAACGACATTCTCGACCCCGCGCCGGCGGAGGAATTCGGTCGCGGCCTCGTACGGTCCGCCGCCGAGGTCCGCGTTGACGGTCCCTCGGCGGAGAGGCATCTGCCGGAAGACGGTCGGGAGGGTATTCACGGCCGTGGCCTCGGAGGTCGGACGCTGGTCCGGCTCGGTTTCCCAGAGCCGTTTCCAGATGTCGGCCTTCTCGACGTCCTCCAGCGGCGGTAGATCGTAGGTGAGAGGCGCTCTGGAGTCGCCACGGCCCTTCTTCCACCCGGCCGTACGCGCGAGTTCGTACATCCGGATGAAGTCCTTCTCGACGCGCGGAGAGACCTCGCGCCCCCATCGGCCCAGAATCTTGTCTATGGCCCGGGAAATCTCCCCGGCCGGACGGAGCTTCTTCGCCATCGAGACGGCCTTCCGGAGCGCCTCAGCCGAGAGCTTGTTCCACTTGGCCTCCATATACTCGCGGAGGCGGGTCTCGATCTTCGCGATGCGCGCGACCTCGGAGATCCCGACGGCCTTCGCGACGACGTCGTCGGCCGCGGAGAGACCATCGAACAGAAAGTCGAGAGCCGGTTCGCCCACTACTCCTCCGTCGAGAGTCCGGCCTGCAACCGCCACGACGATTCGAGACGGTCGCGGAGCCGGAGCATCCGCATCGCGATCTCCTCGTCCTTCGCTTCCTCGGAGAGCAACCCGCTTGCCCCGGTGAGTTTCTCGATCAGCTCCATCGTCTTGAGCGCGGTGACCTGCTGACCCGGCTCCGTCGCGTCGGCTTGGTTTTTCACAGCCTCGGCCATGACGAGGGAGAACGGCTGGTCCGGATCGAAGTCCTTCGGGAAGTCCGGAAGCTCGATGCCGAGGATGTCCTCCAGCATGAGGCGCGCGATCCGCGGCGTCATCCCGCCGGTCTTCTCCGCGCCCGCCAGGATTTTCACCAACTCGGTGTTGTCGGTGGTGTTCGGGGAGTTCGACTTGAATCGATGATAGATGATGCCCATGTCGGGGAAGATGCGCCGGTTGATGATCGAGTCGAACTCGTCGCGTTCCGGTGCGAAGATCTGTTCGTCCGCCAGTCGACGGCTCGACTCCGCGGTCGCCCGGGTGTAGTCGTCGCTATTACCGGATACGAGCACTCTGCCATTTCGACGAGTAACAAGTGTACCGTTCGGAGTTGTGAAGCAATATACCTTCCCCTCGTACTCAACTTTTTGATACTGCGGCGAGTCTACCTTCAACAAGTGCCGCTGCTTGACAGTGCCGTAGGAGCACCACTTCGATGACCATCCCGGTTCCTCTGGATTGACCCGCCGTGAGGTGAGTGCAACCCCGCACTTCAAGCAGAGTTCGTGGAGTTGATCATTCAAGAACCGCGAGGTGGTCGTGTACGAGAACGAACCTTCGGAGCCTCGCGAGTCGCGGCTACCGTCCCCGGCAACCATCGAGTCCAGCAGTATCAGAAGCTGGCGCGGTGGCAACCCTAACGCGAACCGAGGTATTCTCTTTTTGCCGCTGGAAATCCCGCAGTTTTCTCTCAGCCACTCCCACAGCCCGCCGTGACAAACTGAGATGTTCAACTCGTCGGGCCTGGACTCAACCTCGGTCGGCTCGAATCCAATCTCCCGCAAACACTCAACCATATCCCAAGCAACCGGCCCTCTCTTCTGAGACAAAACTATCGGCCCTCGCGTCTCGGTTGTACTCCCCTCGGAAATGAAGTAACCGAGAAAGCGCAAGAATGAATCCATTGGAACACGGGCCAACTGGCAGTTCTGAAGCGCCCGTTTATGCCGCTCCTCGTCTCGCGCCCTGTTCTTCGTGGACTTGTCCGGCGTCCAGCCGTTCACTCTCCAGCCGCCAGGAATTTCAAACTCGTTCTTTTCCTCTCCCTCCCACCATGCGCTGACCGGAATCTCAATGCAGCCGTTCATCTTACCCCGGAGTTCCGGTAGTCGAGAAGCCTCCACGAAGGACCACTCCTTCTCCCGTCGCAAAGACGCGACGGTCGACCTCGTCCACATCTGATGATTCAACGTCACCAGCGCATCTACGCCCCGGTTGCATAGATGAACAAGCTCACCACGATGGTCGTAGTCGTGCCGAGCAGTCGGAAGTTGATACTCCAACAGCCCGCTTTCACAGTTTACGGTAGCCAGTAGATCCGAATCCTTGACCTCCTGATACAATTTCCAGCCTTCCAAGGTCAGGTATTCGGTGTCCTCGGAGTGACAGCGACCGACGAAGATGGGAGGCAACCGGAACGCCCGCCGGACCTTGTCCTGGTTGTTCTTCGAGTACGTCTGGAAGAGCGCGTCGGTGTGCTGCTCGCCGGTCAGCGGTTTGGTTTCGATTTTTACCTGGCCCTGATCTTCGCCCTCGAGATCGCCCTCGGCTTCGAGGAGAAGGAACTTCGAGTAGTTGTCCGACCCCTGGATCTGCGCCTCGACGAAATCCCGGATGCGGTCGATGGACGCCTGCGTGAGTTGTCCGTTCGAGACAAGGAGGAGCATCGAAGGGATATTGTTGTTCTGGAACGTGATGTAGTTGATCTCCTCGCTCGCGCGGTCGCCGAAGATCGAGAGTAGGTTCCCGATGTAGCGCGGGAGACCGTACGGGGTCCGCGGCGAGTAGAGGCTCAGGTAGAAGAACTCGTTCGCCTGCTTCTCCTCCGGAATCGCCTTCTTTCCGTTCAGCCATTTCTTGTCGACATCGGTGAGGCACTCGCCGGTCTCGTAGTCGTAAACCCGCGGGTCGCCGAACTCCTTGAACCACCGAACGCCCATCGATCCGGTGAACGAGAGGTTCCGCCGCTGGATGTAGCGGGCCTGGACGAACTTCCGGAACCGCTTCCAGACGTAGACCTTCTTCACCGAGATGCTCCCGTCCTCGTTCAGCCAAAGCATCGGCATCTTGACCTTGACCGCATCGGACTCGATCCGCGAGAGCCGGATCTGGTAGGACGGAATGTGGTTGAACGCCTGGATGTCCCCGGCCGCGTTCCGGATGACCTCGAACCCGGCGATGCCGGTGGCCTCGATGTCCTTCCGGAGCTTCCGCCGGAACGCGACGAACGAATCCGTCCCGGCCGCGTAGGCGAAAAAGTTCTCCAGCCGGGTCTTCTCTTTCGCGACGGATGCGACGAGGTCCTTCTCGGCCTGCTTCCTCGCGGTCGCGTTCGTCTTGACTCGCGAGATGAGCCGGTGACCGAACCCGTCGATGTTCGTCTCCATTGCTTCGAGGCATTGATTCAACTCGGTGTTGTGTTCGTTGAGCATCGAGAGCGTCAGGATGTCGAAGGGAGGCTCGATGATGTCGCCCGCATCCATCAATCGCTGAAGCGGGTCCTCCGGAAGCTCCTTCGATTTCCCCGGGTCGGCCGCTTTCTGCGCCTCCACCACCTTCTTGGCAACCGGCAGGATGATCGCGCGGACGTTCCGCTGCGAACTCCTCGCCGTGAATTCCCTCTCGGTCGATGGCTCGGTCATGATCGTCTCCTCAAAGCAGGCCGGGTTCCTCGGTCCGGTGCTTTCGTTTTCGCTTTCGACGGCGCGCTTTGATCGCCAGGTCGAACGCGTCGATGCCGTCGCGTAACTTGTAGCCGGGGAACAAGACGAACTGGTCGATTAGCGTCTCCATGTTCCGCCGGAAGAAAACCCGCTTCGCCTCGAATAGCGGAGTGAGCTTCAGCGCGCGGGTCATTTTGTCCTTGTCGGTGTGTATCGGAACGAACCGAGCATCGACGTCGCGGTCCTTCATCTCCTGCACGAACACCTTCTGATAGGCGTTCGATTCGACGCCCACCCGGATAGGATCGAATTGGTCGTAGAGTTCGAGCGCCCGCTTGATCTGTTTCGGGAACCCGATGTAGCCGAGGAAGTAGTCGAGGAAGTAGATGTTGTCCGCGGAGTCGACCCCGATGGTGACGTGCGCGAACTGAGCGTTCTCCCTCGTCGCCTTTTCGCTGGCCGCGAGGTCGACGCCCTGGAATACCTGAAGCGACTTCGGAATCTTGTCGTCGTCGATGACTTGGCAGTCGTCGTAGGAGAAGACCTCGCCCTTCATCGCCTCGGTGTCGCATTGAAACTGAGCATTGAAAATGATGGTTCCAGATTTTTTCTTCTTCTCCTCCAGGTACTCCGGCGGGTAGAGCTCAGGCCACGGCGAGTTTCCTCCCTCGTCGAGTGCCGGGATGATCTGGTGGTGGTCCTTCAACTCGTTCGAGAGAAGATGACCCCAGAGGTCGTCGAAGTGATAGCGGGTCCCGAGTCGATGGTGTTCCCCGCGATGAAGGACGCGCGGGTCCGGTGGCATCAGGCAGGGGTCGAGCGTCTGGTAGTACCACGTCTTCGTCTTGTCCCGCATGTATTTCGTCCGGGTGTTCTCCTCGTCGACGAGGTCGTCGGAGATGATGACGTCGTAGTGCTTCGAGACGATGGTTCCGTCGACGCCCGCGCAGGTGACCGAGGCTTCCTTCCCGCGCTTCCGCCGCGGGAGAACCTCGATCTCAGACTCGTCCCACTTGGTGACCTTCCGCGGGTCGTAGTACTGCCCGAAAATTTCCGCGAGCCGTTCGTTGTTCTCGAAATGTGCCTTGATCTCCTTGAGGAACGCCTTCGCGTTGTTGATCGTCTTGCTCGCGAGGAGAATCCGGAGGTCCGGATCTTTGAGTAGATAGTGGATGACCTTGGTAATGGTGCAGGACGTCGTCTTCCCAGAGCCGCGGAACGCGAGTTGTAGACTATCCGGATGTTGGAATTGGAACTGCATCATCGCTAGGTGCATCGGCTGGACCTCGTAGCCGAGGACGGCGACGGCGAGGATGTCGATCCGGTTTCGCTCGATGACCGCGCGCCGGATCAACTCGTTCGACATCGAACGATAGTGCTGCAGCAGGTCGATGAGTTCTTCGCGGTCCGCGTCGGCGAGAGCGCGAGAGTCACCTTCGAGCAGGGGAACCACCGACATCGATCCCCCTTAGACTTGATCGCGACGGAAACCGGAGACGTAGATGTGGCACTCGTCCGCGCCGCCGATACCGCTGGTGACGTAGGCGAACAGCCGTCGGCCGTTGGCCTTGACCCGAGCTTCCCACGCGACGCCCGCGCCCGCGGCCGCGAAGTCCAGCGCCGTGTGTTCCGGGATGAACTTTCCGGCTTCGCCCGACCAGAACAAAACCGACACGGCCGGGTTCCCGGATGCGGACGGGACGACCTGGATGATGGCGTCCTCGTAGTCCTGCATCAGCATGCCCTTGGCTTCGTCGGTGATGTCTCCGGCGTCGTTCACGCCGTCGAGATGACGATGCAGCGCGTATTCGGGAGCGCGCTGCGGACTGTTTGTCGTAGGGTCTGACATCGCTTCCTCCCTAGTCCTGGTGAGGGTTGAAACCGGAGACGAAGATCTGGCACTCCTCGCCCGCGGCCATTCCCGCGGTGACGGCGACGAACATCCGCCGGCCGAGCGCTTTCACTCGCGCGGCCCACGCGACGCCGTCGGCCTTCGCCGCAAAGTTGACCGGGGTGTGTTCCGGAACGAACGCGCCCTTCGCCTCGGACCAGAATAAAACCGAGACGGCCGGAGCCGCGTCCTCATGCGGGACGACGATGATGTTCGCGTCCTCGTAGTCCTGCATCAAGATGCCATCTTCTTTCACGGTATGAGGGAGAGAATCGTTCGCCCCGAAAACGTAGCGGTGCAGGACGTAGTCCGGCGCGCGCTGCGGGGAAGGATAGGTTTTCACAGCCATCGGGTCCTCCTCGAATGGGAAAAGGGGAGCGGTCTCGCGGGTCACGAAGACAGGAGCCGGGTTCCCCGGGGGGGAAAGGAAACGCCAACCGCCAGTCTAGTTCCGTTCGACCGCCCCCCAATCGATCACCGCCTACTCGAAGCAGACGTACCGAATCAACTCGCCGTCGACGTTGAGGTCGGCGTCCGCGCCGATGGAGAATCCATCGGACAACGGGGTGATCCCGTCGCTGGTGATCACGCTGACGGTGCCGTCGGTGATGGTCTTGAAGGCGGAGTCGTCCGCCATTCCTTCGAGCCACTCACCGGCCGCGTTGTCGGCGCTGACGTTGAAGACCTTGACGTACGACGGCCGGAACCCGGCCTTCCGAACTTCAAGGGCTGCTCCGGTGCCGGTCACGGCACCTACGTGAACTCTGCTCACTCCTGAACTCATCCTACACCTCCTTTTTGGGTGTATCGTCCCTTGACAGCTCTCGCACTGAGTCCGGAACGGAGCCTGCGCCGGATTCGGCGCTGGGGACTTGGTTCTTGGTCGCGGCCTCGACCATATCGGCGAGGCAATCGAAACAAATTCGGATGGCTTTTGTCGGGACGACGATGGCGGTCTCGATCTTTTTCTCGCAGAACGAACAGGACAACCTCCAACTGCTTGACTTGTCGTCTTGCCAGACGGTCCAGTAGTCCTTCTCACCGGAACGCTTCTCGGACTGACCTTTCGCCATGACGTCTCCCGAATGCGAATCGGATTGTAACAGGCGAAGGTTCGCCTGTCTAGTCCATCCGGTCGTAAAGATCCTTGACCAGCGCGAACGGTGCTGCGCTGCCGTCCTCGTAGTCGAGAGTCACGATTGTCTCATGCTCGATGAGGATGCAGGCGGTCTCGACTCGCTTCTCGACGTCGGCCGCGAACGGCCACATCTTGTAGTATCCCCACCCGGTGAATCGTTCCGCGAC